GGCTATCCGTGACACCGGCGCCAAGGTCATCGCGCACATCGATGGCTACGCGGCCAGCGCCGCCACCGTGATCGCCACTGCGGCCGACGAGGTCGAGATTGCCGACGGCGGCTTCTACATGATCCACAACGCCTGGACCTGGGCGATGGGCAACGCGAACGACATGACGTCTACCGCCGGCCTGCTCTCGAAAATCGACGCCTCGCTTGCCGGCCAGTACGCCAAGAAAAGTGGCATGTCGGTAGAAGACCTGCGCGCCGCGATGGATGCCGAGACCTGGTACACCGCGGAAGAGGCAGTGGCCGCCGGCCTCGTCGATCGCATCGCTGAAGGCAAGAAGGTCGAATCGTCGTGGGACATGAGTGCCTACGCGCACGCCCCGAAGCCTGCGCCGTCTGATCCCGATCCGGTCGACCCAGTCGCTACCGAAGAACACCGCGCGCGCCAGCATCAGCGCATCGCCACGATGGCTCGCCTCCAAGTTAGTTGACGCTCTCGCGCCACTAGACCAGCCACCTACGGGTGGCTTTTTTTATGCCCACCGGCCGCGAGAGCGGACCAACCCTTGAAAGGTATTACATGACCAAGCTCGCACAACTGCGCGCGCAACGCGATACCGTGGCCAAAAAAGCCCACGATCTGAACAACAAGTACCCGGCTGATCAGCGCATGCCAGCTGCCGAGGCGGAGAAGCTCGACCATATTCTGGCCGAGATCACCGATATCGATGCTGAAATCAGCCGCGAGCAGCGTATCGCGCAGCTGGCGGGCGACAACCCCGAGGCGCAGCACCGCGCTGCACTCGAGGCGGCGCAGCGCCAAGGCTCCGGCGCAACCGACGAAGGTACCGCACTGCGCGCGATGCTGGCAGGCGGGCTGTCGAACCTGTCGGCCGAGCAGCGCAACGCCATGCGCGCGCGCGTCAATCACGATATCCAAGGCGCGATGTCGACCACGACTGGCGTTGAGGGTGGCTATACCGTGGCGACCGAATTCAGCCGCTCGCTGATCCAGGCGATGAAAGCGGCATTCGCTGTCCGCAGTGTTGCCTCCGGCATTCAGACGTCGACCGGCGCCCAGATGCTGTTCCCGACCGCTGACTCCACCCAGGAAGAGGGCGAAATCGTCGGCCAAAACGCAGGCGCCACCGCGCTGGACACCGGCTTCGGCTCCGCATCGCTGGACGTGTACAAGTATTCGTCGAAGTCGATCGCGCTTCCGTTCGAGCTGATCCAGGATTCGATGTTCAACATCGAGGCCTACATCGTCGAGCTGCTGCGCCTGCGCCTGGGCCGGATCCAGAACCGCCACCACACTGTCGGCACTGGCACCGCCCAGCCGCGCGGCGTCGTGACCGCCTCGACCGCCGGCAAAATCGGCGCAACTGGCTCGGCCACCACGGTGACCTATGAAGACCTGGTCGATCTCGAGCACTCGGTCGATCCGTTCTACCGTCCGGCGGGCCGCCTGATGATGCACGACGACAGCCTGCGCTCGATTCGCAAGATCAAGGACGGCCAGGGCCGTCCGATCTTCGTCCCAGGCTACGAGCAGGGCAATCCGGGCGGCGCGCCAGATCGCCTGATGGGCCGTGAGATCGTCATCAACCAGCACATGGCACCGATGGGCGCAAGTGCGAAGTCGATCCTGTTCGGCGATTTCTCCAAGTACCTGATCCGCGATGTGATGGACGTCACCCTGTTCCGCATGACCGACTCGAAGTACACCGAGAAGGGCCAAGTGGGCTTCCTGGCGTTCTGCCGTTCGGGCGCCAACATGGTTGACGTGGGCGGTGCCATCAAGCACTTCCAGAACAGCGCAACCTGATCGTAACCGGGGGCCGGCTGCGGCCGGCTTCCTCACCTGGAGAACAACATGGCAGAAGCCAAAAAAGTAAAAGCGCGCGTCCTTGCTGCGTGCGCGCTCGGTCAACCGAATGACGTGGTCGAGATCGACTCGGCCGACGTGAAATCGCTGGCCGATGTGGTCGACACCGATCCGAAGGCTGTTGCCTACGCCGAAACGCTGGCGACCGAAAAGTAACGCCCAGGCCGGCGCCTCGCGCGCTGGCAGCTGAAAGGTAGATCGTGATGACCCACCTACACATGGCCCGCGAGGTCTCGACCATCCGCGTGTACTCCGCGCCGGGCGGCTACGAAGCGCGCCGCGCGTACGACGGGATCATCACGGTCTCTCACCTGACTGACTGGTTCACCTACGTGCACGGCGCCGTCGGCAAGATCGACCGCGCCACCTACGAGGCGGCACTGAACATGCTCCGCGAACTCGGCGTCACCACGGTGATGTACGAGCGGCGCGGGCGAATGAAGACCATCAAGCTGTAGCCGATACCCCAACGAAAGACCGCGCCCCATGAAATTTGCTGAACGCTTGAAATTTACCGCTACCGGCACGAGCGCCGCAACGATCACGCTGAGCGCGGCAGTGGCAGGATTCCGCACCCTGGCGCAGGCCATCGCTGATGGCGCGCTTGTAATCGGCGACACGGGCGTACCGTTCACGATCGACGACGGCGCAGGCAATAAAGAAACGTCGCTGTTCACCATCACCAGCGCGACGGTGATCACCCGCACGTCGGTCCTGTCTAGCTCGGCAGGCGGCACGACGGCGGCCACGTTCAGCGGTGCAACCCTGAGCGTCTTCAATTCGATGCCTGCAGATTTCGCATCGAAATTACTTATGGTGGAGGCCGACGGTCCTGCGCCATCGATCGTCATGGCGTCGACGCCGCCGAACAATGCGGATGGTCGCCCCAACTTCACCATGCATTTTCAAACCGTACTGAGCAACGGCGTGGTCGCGCTGAGCATAAAAATTGGTGGCGTGTATCAGCCCGTCGGCAACGGGTCCGCTTCATACACTCGCTTGCGAGCTGCTTTGGCGGCAGTTTCTGCGAACACCGGCTACGCTAAAATTGGCTTGCTGGGAGATTCCACCATGGCTGGCGCCAAGGCCGGCACATCCGGCGCCGCCGCGCGTGCAACCACTCCGGTGACATTCCTCCGCGATCAGCTGCTGGCGACGCAAAGTCGTCCGGCAATTGCTTCGAACTGGATCGGCGACCAGCGGTTTCAAATCACCAACGCGATCGACCCGTACACATTCGATACACGGTTCTCGCAGCCTGATGGCAGTACGTTTATCGCAACATCGGGCGCCACCCCGGTTTCTGTTGCCGGTAGTTTGATGACGAACTCATCGAACGCCAACCGGTTCGGGTTTTTGCCGGAGGTCGCGACCGATACCACCGATGTCTACTATGCCGTGAACACCACGCTCGGCGCCTTCTCGATCAATCGAAATGGCGGTAGCGCCATGCCGGTGAACCAGGCTGGCGCATCCGGGATGGGGAAAGTCACGTATTCCAGCCCACTGAACTCTGTCGATCCGATTTACCTCTCGCGGACTTCGGGTGGCGCTTATGTGATCGGCATGGACTCGTACAACAGCGCGATCAAGTCGATCCGCCTGTTCGGCCTCGGCTGGTCGGGTGGCCGTGCGGCCGATTGGGCCGGCACGCTCACTGGCTTTGATCCGCTGAACGGCCTGGTCGCACTTGGCCTGGATCTGGTCGTCGCACGGTTTGGCACAAACGATATCAGCATCCCTGGCGCTACGACCACGTCGACTGATCCAGCGGCCTACCAAGCATCGATCAACAAGATTTTGGACGCGCTGACCGCTGCAGGAACCAATGTCATTCTTGCGACTCATTACCCGATGAACACGACTGTCATGTCGCAAGCCGTGCAAGATACGTACGCAGGGTATGTGCGCTCGATTGCTGCTGCGCGCGGCCTCAAGGTTCATGACACGTACGCCCGAGTCGGAACGTGGGCAGCAGCCAGCGCCGCCGGGAAAGTGTTCGATAATCTTCACCCGAACGCAGCGGGATATCGGGACGATGCTGTGGCGCTGGCAGCACTTCTGCTCACGCTCGCCTGACCAAGCTGGTCGTAAATTGACAGAAGCTGAGTTTCTAAAATACTATGATGTTATGAAAAAGAAACCTACTTCCAATTTTGCCGAAAAGTTCAATACTCTCGGTAAAGTAATTGCCTGCGTCCTGGCGTATACGCTTTTTCTTACTGTGCTTCAGCAAGTAGATGCGCCGAGCGAACCGCACGGCGACTCTTGGCGAGACAGGTGACGCGAGTTGCCGCCAATGCAGCCAGAAAAGTAAGCCCGCCACGAGCGGGTTTTTTTACGTCCAACGGAAGCGATTAAGTACATGACCGGATTCGGGACTAGCGCCTTCGGCGAATACGCTTTTGGGGAGCGGCTGACCGCCGCGAGCCCCCCAGTGCAAGACGGGGTCATCGCCACGACGGTCGCAGAATCTCGCCGGGTGGCATTTCCGGGCGGCACACGCGTGGTGTCGTTCGGCAGCGTGCCGAGCGCGGCAATGCCGAACGCACCCTACTTTGAAGCAGGGAAGTGGTGGTGTCCAAAGCACCCGCTCGACGAACGCTACTGGGTGGCGAACATCACTGTCGACCTTGACGAGCGCGCCACCACGGCGAAGTCGGTTGCAGTGATCGTAGCCGGCGTCACCGTGCTCGAGCAGCCTGTCATCCAGGGCAAGCTGATCCCGGTGAAGCTGGGCGGTTTCAATGCTGCAACCGGCGCGGCCAACTTCTGCACGTTCCGCGTCACGTGCGCGAATGGCGAGCGGTTCGACCGCACGATCTGGTTCAAGCAGCAGGTGGGGTCGTGGTCGCTGAACAAGGATGCAGACGACGAAAGCTACTTCGTGGCCGACATCAGCAACGACCTGGCGGACAGCAACACCACCGCCAGCGCGGTGCTGGCGCAGCCGGTGGGCGTGGGCGTGCTGGTGGCGGCTGTGATTCAGGGCCCGCTGATCCTGGTGAAGCTTGGCGGCATGGACACCTTGCCGGCTGGCGTGAACTACTGCGACCTGCGCATCGACTGTGCGAACAGCGAGCGCTTCTACCGGACCATTCAATTTAACAGGGTGGACAACTGATGATCGATGCATCGCA